TCTGTATTAACATGGAAACATGGGTATGATTACTGTCTTATTGGTGCAATTTCCGCAAGAGAAAGTGCTGATATTGATTGTTGCAACGTTTCTTAATGCGAAAGCAAGGAATAGAACAACGAAGCAAGTCGATAGCAAGACGAACAGAATGGTGATGATTGGGCTGCACTCAAAAGGTACAGATGGTCAAATGTACACCTCATCGTTCATATTATGCAAAAAAAATTACAACATACTTTTGAAAAAGAAAATATAATGCATATTTATATTAAAGGTAAATTGATATTTAAAGATAAAGCAAAAGTGTGTATGACCGCAAAGAGACAAACAACTTATTCATCTGCAATATGGTGACATATAGCACTCGCAAGGTACTATATGAGAAAATACGAGTAGACGCAACCGTAAGAGATTTGCACTCTCTGAACCTCGCAAGGGACGATGTATCGAAAGGAAATCTATAATGCTTTGTGGTAAGAGTTTGCTAATTTTCGCAAAATTGGTGTTGTTGTTACCTACAGTCTAATCGACTGTGTGATAAATTGTGTCCAACCACAATAGATGGTAACGTGTTAGGTCAATATCTCAGCCTAAAGAAATAAAGTCTCATACTTCGGTATGGGATTTTTTATTTTGGAACTTAGCTCAGTCTGGCAGAGCACCTGGCTTATATCCAGTTTGTCGTGGGTTCAAATCCTACAGTTCCAACTACTATCCTACTCTATCGTAGGAAATAAATTAAAGGATGTGAAAAATTATTTTATTAATTAACAAAACAGAAGCTTTTGCAATGAGGGAACTTGTTGGAAATGAGAATGTGAAAAAGACTTATAGTGGTCATGCGAAATATTATCTGGTTGAGTCTTACAATAACTTAAAAGTTTTGGATAAGTACAGAAAAAGCAAAATCGTCTAATAAACGAAATTTAAAATGAAAGGTGGTCGGAAACCATCGGTACAATGAAATTTTATGATACTAATGCTATTTTAAAACTACAGGACAAAATATTTGAGAAAGATTTTATCATAAGTTCTGTAACATTACAAGAATTAGAGCATATTAAAGTATCTCGAAACAAAGATGATCAGGTAAAGTATGAAGCACGAAAAGCTTTGCACCTACTTGATGATAATTCGGATAAATATGAAGTTGTTGTATATGACAACGCAATTGAAAATTACATACTTGAGAGAAATATGGAAATAACACCTGATACTAAAATAGTTGGTAGTTGTGCATTTGTAAATACAATGAGTGATGTTATTTTTGTTACAGATGATATTGCTTGTAAAATGATTGCAAGTAAGATATTTAATCTTACTGTAAAAGGTATAAATGACGAGCCAGCAGATGATTATAGTGGATTTATTGAGAAGACACTTTCAGAGTCAGAAATGGCTTGTTTTTATGAGCATTTACAGGAAAACATCTATGGATTACTCGAAAATGAGTATCTTATCTTAAAAGATTCTAATAATCATGTCGTTGATACTCTCGTTTGGAGAGAAGGAATGTATCAAAACATTAAATTCCCTAATATTAAATCAGATTATTTTGGTGCAGTTAAACCTCTTAATGGAGACATTTATCAGCAAATGGCTTTAAACAGTTTTTCTAATAATCAGATTACTATGATTAAGGGTTCTGCCGGTACAGGAAAATCATATCTTGCGGTTGGATATATGATGTGGTTACTTGAAAAACACAAGATTGATAAAATTGTGATTTTTGCTAACCCAACTCCTACAATGAATTCGGCTAAGATTGGATTTTTACCAGGAACACAATTAGATAAGCTTGTTGATTCAAGTATTGGTAATATGCTTGCAGGAAAACTTGGAGACAAGTTTATGATTGAACAACTTGTGTCAAGAAATAAACTTTCTATATTACCGATGTGTGATATTCGAGGATTTGATACGAGTGGGTTAAATTGTGCGGTCTATATTACAGAGGCGCAGAATTTAGATATATCACTCATGAAACTTGCATTACAGAGAATTGGAGAAGATTCAATCTGTATTATAGATGGTGACTATAACGCTCAGGTCGATCTCAATCAATATGCAGGCAACAATAATGGTATGAGAAGAATGTCTGAGGTATTCAGAGGACATGATTTCTATGGAGAAATTGAATTACAGAACATCTACAGAAGTAAGATTGCTGCTGTAGCTGATGATATGTAAAATATTACGAAATTGGAGGCTAAATGCCTATGAAAGATATTAAAACAAGTATGATGCTTTATCAAGGTGAACAGTTTGAAGCTGATGATCTTGAAAACAGAAGACTCTTTATTAATGATATTATTGACTCAGATGTTATTGATACTATTGTGTATCATATTTTACGTTATAATCGTGAAGATAAAGATATACCAGTTGAAAATAGAAAACCGATTTTATTGTATGTGAATGCAAATGGAGGCTCAGTACCAGATGGCTATGCTTTAATTGATGCCATTCTCACAAGTAAAACACCTGTTTATACGATTAATCAGGGATATTGTTATTCAATGGGATTCTTAATCTTTATTGCAGGTAAGAGACGTTATGCTATGCCAAATAGCACCTTTTTGATGCATGACGGATCTTCTTTTGCATGGGATTCAACAGCTAAGATGAAAGACAGAGTTGATTTTGAAGCTGGTCAGGTTGAAGTACATACTAAAAATTATATTATGGCTCAGACAAAGATTGACGAGAAACTTTACGATGAGAAATATCGTGTTGAGTGGTATTTCTATCCAGAAGAAGCAAAATCAGTCGGCGTTTGCGATTATATAGTTGGGAAAGATTGCACAATAGATGAAATTATTTAAGGAGAGCACACTGCTCTCCTATTTTATTGGATGAAAAGGAGATTTTAAAATGGCAGCTAGTAAATTAAAGTTTACAAGAACAACTACAGATAAATTAACAGTAAAGGCAGGTACACTCTCAGAGGATTGTACTACTATTACATATACTGATGAAAATGATATGGAGCAGGAAGTAAAAGTAGCCGATCTGCTTACATCATTTAAGAATCAGGTAATTGATTTTACTGTTGCATTAAAGACAGATGAGGAGCTGGATGTTCCGTCTGATGAAGAGTAAGGAGTGTGATTATCATAACTTCTTATAAAAGATTTGAAAATGAGACAGATGAAGAACTTATTTATAGAGTATGTTCTGATAAAGATTTAATTGGCTCGTGGCAAAATGTGGCTGATATATTAAATGAGTTGCTTGGTACTGAGTATACGGAATCAAAATTCCGCAAGCAGTTTCAGGCTTTTAATAAAATGTTAAGTGCTAATAGAAGTAAATTTGCTGACTCTGATGAACAGATTAAGGAGATTGAAGTTCAAAAGCGTGAATTAGAGAAAGAACGCAAAAAGCTTCAAAGCGAAAAGATTGAATATAACAAATGGCTGCGTGAAGAAGCTAGGGATGAATTAATTGCAGAGAAAATTTGTGAAGCAATTACTTCTCTTGATAAATATTCTTCTCCTGTGCGCATATCTACATCATCTAACAAAAAATCATGGATATTGGCAATTTCAGATTGTCATTATGGTTGTGAATATGAAATTAAAGATTTTTATGGTGGTATTATAAACGCTTATTCTCCCGAAATCTTTGAGGAAAGAATGACTATTTTATTTAATAAAGTTGTAGATAAAATTGAGGATCTTGGCATAAAAGAGCTTTCTATCATTGAACTTGGAGATGGTATTGATGGTGTTCTTAGAATGTCTCAGTTAATGCGCCTTAGATATGGAGTTATTGAATCAAGTATTCGTTATGCTGATTATTTAGCGAATTGGTTGAATGAATTGAGTAAATATGTCTCGATTAAGTTTCAAATGGTTTATGACTCAAACCATAATCAACTTAGACTTTTAGATGGAAAGAAAAATACCTTTCCAGATGAAAATGTAAGTAAAATTATGATGGCTCTTATTAAAGAGCGATTAAAAGATAATGAAAATATTGCTATCTTAGAAAATCCTACAGGTATGACATATTCAATAATGTCTACATACTGTGTTGTTGGATTTCATGGTGAAAAGAAAAATCTTAAAAATAATCTTTTAGAAATGTCTCGTACTTATGGAGTTCATATAGATTACACAATTTCTGGACATATTCATCATGATAGTATGGCTGAAATCGGATTGGATTCTGCTGTATTATCTGTCGGTTCAGTAATTGGTATAGATCCATATAGTATGACATTAAATGCAGCTTCCAATGCCTCATGTTCTATGTTTGAGTTTATACAAGGAGAAGGAAGAACTGCTGAATATGTTTTTAAATTGAATTAAGTGTAGAAATACTAATTTCAATTGAAGACAAAGTAGACCAAGTACGAGTGACTTGGTTTTTAATAATTTATGCATAAGTAACTATGAAAATTGGGCTATTCTTCTACTTTTGAATAGTCCGATTCGGTGGATATTGTGATGTTACTGTCACAATATGTAATAGCCCGTGTATGGCTTAGAATAATACACAATTGTAAGTACGAGGGAGTGGACTCGATTGAGCCGCTACCCTCTTTATTCATAAAAATATTAAAGGAAAATAAAGGAGAAAATTAAAATGACAAAGAACGAAGTATTAAAGGCAGTATCAAATAAGATTGAGGGAGCTTCACAGAAGGACATTTCAGTTATTCTTGATGCATTTGCTGATGTAATCACAGAGACATTAGTTGCAGATCACAATGAGTCGGTTGCAGTTGGAAAGCTTGGAAAATTTAAGGTTAAGGAAGTACCAGAGCGTAGAGGAACTATTTTACTTGGCGAACGTAAGGGCGAGGAATATGTAACACCAGCCCATGCAGAGATTACATTTAAGATGAGTAAGACGGCAAAGCAGCTTTAATTTTGAAAGGTCGTGATTATTATAAAAACATTACATTTTGAAGACTATGAAGATTTAGCTTGTGCTGTTTTAGATGCATATGACAGAGTAAAGTCTGATGATGAATATAATTCAGTAGACATTGTTGCAAAATACGAAGATGCAAAAGAAATTATTCGTGAACTTGCTGGAATGGGATATGGCATTGCATTTATTAATGAATTTGCTAATCCTGAATGGGATGGATATGACGATGCTTTTGTTATCGGTTTATTAGATGACGAAATTTGGTGTGAACCTGTCAAGAGAAAAGATGGGTATATCTTTGTTGAAGCTGATGTCGTATACGTCTTTGATGATTGCAATTCTAAGATTATTCCGAAGATTGAATCTGATGAGGTATATGAAGTAGAAGTTGGCGATTATGATGACTGCGATGGTGGTTGTGAGAACTGTAATTGTCATGATATGACTACTATTTCTTCTACTTCTTCTACTTCTTACGAAGTTAATGGAAAAGAAGTAACAAAAGAAGAATATGATAAGGCTGTTGAGGATATTTCAGGTTTTCTTAGTTTTGTAAATAAAATCTGGGATATTATTTAAGTTATTTGGAGTGTGTGGTGTATGCTGCACACTCTTTTTATATGGGTAGGTATGCAAATGGCTGAAGCAAGCGGTATGTAAAACCGTGACCTACATGGTAAACATTGTGTGTTCAAATCACACCCTGCCCACTAATAAAATAATTAACTAAAAAAGGAGGCTGAAATATTGTCAAAAGAGAAAATAACAAGGGTGAAATATTTCACTCCTGATAAAGAGAAATTTATTTATGAAGAGAATTGGAAGAAATATGAAAAATATTTACAATCTAATATCATCAAAAATCGTGATGTAAAAGATACTACATACAAGAGATATAAAGGATTGTTTCGACACTTCCTCATGTGGTTAGGAGAAAATTATGGTGAATTAGATTTATATTCTGATGAATTCATGGAAAATGCCGTTGATATTATGGAAGCATATATGCTTTTCTGTCAGGAAACATTAATGAATCATAAGAAGATAATCAATATGAAAATTTCTGCTGTAAGTTCATTCTATATTTGGTCTATGAAGCGTGGATTTGTTAAATATCATCCTTTTGATGGTAAGCTTGATAGAATGAAAAAAGCAAACGAAGAACAGATTCTTAATCATTACTTTTTAAATGATGAGCAGATTGCAGCTATTAGAGCAGATTTATATAAGACAGAGAATAACAAATGGACAATACAAGATCAGTTATTATTTGAAATCGCACTCTTCTCCGCTAATAGAATTGGTGCTTTGGAGAAACTTACTGTATCTTCTCTTGACTTAGACAATATGGTATTTGAGTCAATACGTGAGAAGGAAGGATACCGTGTAGAAGTCTCCTTTGACAGTACCTGTAAGGATATGCTTGAAACATGGTTATCTATGAGAACAAATGATTATGACCATCTTGAATGCGATGCTCTATTTATTCATAAATATAAGGACAAATGGATTCCTTGGACACAAGGTATGATTCACGATCGAATGAGAAAAATCGGTAGAATTATTGGCTTAGAGGACTTTCATTGTCATTGCATCAGGAAGACGGCGATCAATAAAATATATGAAGATACTGGTGATTTAAATCTTGCATCACAATGGGCGAATCACAAATCAACTTCAGTAACTTCACAAAGCTATGTACGTCCTGCTTCTAAGGCTGATTTAAGGGAAAAATTAAAAATTCTAAAGTTTAAACAACAAGAATTACAGAAAGAAGCTGAAAAAGAAGGTATTTAAGCAATCCCGATGAAGCTTTCGTCTAACACATCGTCTAATTCCCCCTTGCACTCAACACAAAACTGTGATAGAATAATTTCTAAAGAAAACAAGCAAATATCCGTTAGACGGTTGAGCCAAATGTAAAATCAATAAAGGCTAAATAAATTTAATACTTAACACATTAATGACCGTGCTTTGGCGAGTGGCGGTCATTTTTGTGTCTATCGAAAAATCTGACTAAGTATGTAGCAAGTACGCCACTTACGATGCCAGTTACAATCGTAAAGATTAATAATTCAATAAACGTCACGTTATATCCTCCTTTGTAAGTATTTCCTACATGATGTCACGAGGATATTTATATAAACAGAACATCACTGTTCTGATGTGACTCAAACCGCCTAACCATCTCAATCTAGCCAAATTAAAATGTTGGATTATTTGCTTGTTCTAGCCATTATATCATATCATGACAATTCATGTCAAAATATTCCAAACAAGAGAACAAATAAAAGAACCCTTAAGTGGGCGACAAAACAGAGAATAATATAGTGTCCAAATATCGAAGCTAGATTCTTAATAGCCCTCTTCGAGGCACACCATGTCATATCTTGGCATTTGCTATTCATGTAGCATTGTAAGACCTGCTACTGTATTTTGGTAGAGCTGACTTTATAGCAACTCTAGTGCGCACGAAACCTTAATGCGGTATATCTATCGTGCTTCTCTGCGTTAATGAGAACCATTAGTGAATGACTGCTGGGCGGTCTATTGGATAAGAGATGCAAAACCTTATCAACTGGTCTTTGCTCCAAAGACTGAAAATATGTGGAGAATAATCAATAAGCATGAATGGATTGCGAAAGTTTTCTAATTTAAAACTGCATGTGTACAGTGCAATATCAGCTAGTTAGTGCTTTATGCTGATTATTGGGGTATCGCCAAGTGGTAAGGCACAGGAATTTGACTCCTGTATTCGTAGGTTCAAATCCTATTACCTCAGTTAGAATAAAAGGAAGCTAAGAAAATAAAAGAAAGGAGTGCACATATAATGGCTTATTTACAGGTTACTGAAAACGACTTAGAAATTGGTGACGTATTAAGTATTACAAGTGATAATGGCAAAACTTTAAAAGCTTTACAGATGCTTATTGGAAATCAGACAAAAGCAAGTATGAGTATTGATTTTGATAACAATTGTCTTGTTTTTAAAGTAAATGATACAGATATGAATTTACCACAATTACAGTGTAATTTGTCAAAGTCTACCATTAAAAATATGATTTGCGGATTAAAAGAATTTTATAACTTATTAAGTGAGGAGGAAACTGAATAATGAAATTAGCACAGAAAACAGAAATTAACGAAGATGTAATTACAGTAAGTTTAAATGTTGAAGAATTGGGTGATAGTATAAGAGATGCTGATACAGAGAAAAATCAGTTACATAATTTCGTAAGATATATCGAATATAGCCAGATTGACTTCTCTGGAAATTTGAAACTTTCAGATACAGGAATTCCTGTGATTGTTACTGATGAGCCAGACGGTTCTACTATTGAAAAGGTCACAATTTCTGATTTAGTAAATAAAAAGTACACTCTCGATGAGAATTTATCTATTACACTTTCTATTGACATAAATAAAATTCCTACTGCTTCTCTTGGTACAGTGTTTAATACTCCTGAAAAATTAGGACAGGCAATGGCAGTTCTTTTCTTGGAAAAAGTGAAAGCTGCAATCACAACAAAATTAACAGAAATCAGAGCGTTGGCAAATGATTTTGAAGCTGAAACATCTGTTGTACTGTAAGGAGGCTGACTATGTATAAAATTCTTATTAAAGATTCCAAAACAGGAATGTATCGTTATCTTACTGTAAAGCAGGAAATTATGAAAGAACAGAAAGAAACTGTAACCGATGAAGATACCCATGAAGTAAAAGAAGTTACTACATTGGTTGGGACTGGCGAATATGAAACTGTTGAATATTCTACAGAAAATAAAGATGAATTAGAGAAGAAATGTATTGAGCTTTTAGCTTCTTACAAGGTAACAGAATTTACTCCGATTAATACATTGGCTTATACAACAGATCTTGTTTGGTCTGAGTAATTTATAATGGGTGGTACTCTTCCACCCAAAATATGGGGCATTAGTCAAAAGGTAAGACAATGGATTTTCATTCCATGAGTATCGGTTCGAGTCCGTTATGCTCTATTTATGATTTCGCAGCCAAGTTGGTCAAGGCATCGGACTGCAACTCCGAGGGCGTGAGTTCGACTCTCACCGAAATCTTTTCGTACGGTAAACCTGATGCCAAAACCTATTTTTTGGATGCATACGAAACTTAGGTGTGTAAGCTCAACACTTACTACCGCCCTATCAAATTATCCGTAGGCAACAACTACGCAGATTATTCTGATAAAGTCGTAATGAAAATAGTTTCATTTAGTTTAGAGAAAGATAATTTTTTAAGAAAGAGTCATTTCATGAGAGATGGCTCTTTTGTATATACACCTTTAGCTTAATTGGTAGAGCAACGATCTCCAAAATCGTTAGGTCTATGTTCAAATCGTAGAAGGTGTGCTAAGTGAAGTGAATTGCACTTTCATTGGAAATTTAATATTGGAAATTATGAGAGGTCATTTCGTATGAAGTGGCTTCTTTTTGTGTTGTGATGGAATTTAAAAAGAGAATAAATACATAGC